GGGCGAGTATATTCGAATCGTGGCATCCGAAGACCGTTGTTGATTCGATGCTATTTCCGTTGCACGCAGTGTCCTGACGTGTCCAAGGAATGTTGCGTCTGCGGTTGCCGGAAACGACTGGACGGGTTCGGCATCTGAAAGACTCGAAATAGGATGACGGAGTTCAAGCGTCTTGTCGAACATCGCATCCAACATCAGAGTTTTCTCCACCGATACAGTTCTTTCGAAAGAGCGGCAGGATAATATCCGCCCCCTGCATAGGAAATACTCAGATCGGAAATGGATCGAGAGGATTCTCCCGACAATTGCCATTTGTCCATCTGGAAGGCAATCATCCGGGCGGCAATCATTTTTAGATCTGTCGGGAATACCATTTGCTGAATCAATGGAGCGGAAAGTCCCGATGCTTCATCCGTCAACGTTTCCGTGGTTGCAAGCGTGATGGTCCCCGCCGCGATGGTCGTTGTTTCGTAGTACCCATCGTTCTTAATGCTTCCCGAAACACAAATGTCCATTCCCGAATTGAAATGGTAGAGCAAAAACGAACCTTGTGAATCGGTTATTGTCGGCCCTACGGCGGGAGGGCCGGTCGTGGCAGCGGCGAATGAAATCGAACCGGAAGATAGACAGACATAAGGATTCAAGAAACGATTGTTCGTGATGTCAATGATCTCCCTGCGGACCACGGGGATCAAAGCGGCAATCAACGTATCGTATGTAGTGCCGAAAATTTGCAGTAACGTCTTGGCTTCTGTCGCCGTGATCAAGGACATTGGAAATTCTTTTCGTTTAAGACAGCCGGGTCAACGATTCGAGGATGATTTTGACGTTACCGTCTATCCTGGTGATCGCTTCATTGACCCGCGCGAACTGTGCGTCCATCGACGAATGCCGGGCATTGCATACATCAATGGATACGCCCCTCAAAGACATTTCTGAGTTTTCTTTGTTCTCCGGCCATTGGGGCCACTTGGTTTTGATCGCCACGATTGCCACGGGCGCGAATGAGATGCTTATTCCGACAACGACCAAAGCGGTTCCGATTTCCACGGGCGACTCCATAGGAGGTTATTTTTTCTTTCGGCCTTTTTTCGATAGCGATGCGAATTTCTTGGAACCGTATTTCTTCCGACCTATCCAGGCGGCGAGGGCGGGGCTTCCGACTTTCTTCGTCAGAGACTTGAAACGCGCCCCGCTCCCTAATTTGGCCTTCCGCGCCATCACTTACCGCCTTTTTTCCCTTTGCCCTTTTTGCCTTTCGGATGAGCGGCAACCCACTTCTTCAGGCCGGGAGGCAATCCTTTCTTGCGTGCCATTACTATTTCCCCCTTCTTGATCGATGGTGGATGATGGTTTTTCCTGTCTTCGCGCTCTTTCCAGTGACGACCTTCTTGCCACCGACATACTTGGTTCGAAACGTTCCGGGTTTGATCTTGGGTTTGCAAGCCATGATCCACCTCATCAATAAGCCGAAACGGTCACACCACCATCCACGGCACCGGCAGGCTTATCCGTCCACACCGTCGCGGCACCCTGAACTTGTAAATGTGTGAATCCGAAGAAAGTGCACCCCGTCATGACGATGTTCCCCGTCGTCGGCGTGGAGCCAATCATCCATGTCGCGGCGATATTGGCATGCGTGCTCGCCCGCCAAATACCGAACGTACATCCACGGAAGAAGTCGAGGCCGTTCAAGACCGTGATCGCGGAGTTTTTATAACCGCCGAATGCTGTTCCGGAACCGACCTGCTGAAGGAATACACAGTCGTTATAAAAATTCTGCGCGTCCGCGCCGTCGTTGTAAATCCAAGCGCAGGCCGTGTTCCCAGGATCATAGGAACTGGAACCAAAGAAACATCGATCGTACGTGCATTCATCCGCGCCCGCATGCCGAATAACCCCAGGTGTCAAATACGCGGCGTAGGTGTTGATGCTTGACCCAGCCGTATTCACCTCATAGGCGTTGAAATAGCAATTCACGAAATGAAGGTGCGGCGAACTGACCTGGATTGCCCCGTGTTGGGTGGTCTGCATCCCAGAGTAGGTTTGGCAATCGACGACGTTCACGAAAGAGACGTTATCGACCTCGATGTCGCGACCGGTGAAGTAGAACAATGCCGCCAACGAATCCCCGGTAGAACCAACTGAAATCCTCACGCGCCCATTGTATCCTTCTCTCGAAGCCAGGCCAAATATTGTGCAATTCGACTTGGCCCAAACCAATCCTTTAGGCATGATGAAACTCGTGGTCGTCGAACCGGTTACGCGGGAAATCAAAACGATTCCATCTCCGGCCCCGTCGGTTACAGCGTCGTATGCTTGATCGATCCCGGAGAATGCGGTCTTGAGAGTCTTGCCGTCGTTGGTGTACCGTCCGTAAAATGTCGTTGTATCGGGATCGACGAAATACCATGTTCCGGCTATCTTCGGAAGATGAATCCCGTAAATGTCGGATTGCGTCCATCCGGCATTGAGCATGCACCGGGTATAAAAGTTCGCCCACGCATTCAGCTGGGCATTTGCCGGAACGACGAACGCCACGAAAGCGAGGACGACGAAGAGCGAAACGATGATCTTCTTCATGGATTTTTTTCCTTCTTGGTTGCCTTTTTGGTTGCTTCCGCGATCCTGTTTTTTTCGCGGAGCGCCACGATCAAACCGGACCGAGTTCGATGTTTCCAGTGCTTGACTCCCCTTGATCGGGCCAATTTGCGGAGATCCGCGATCCGTTTAAATTCCCACGAATCCCTCTCCACGACGGTTATGTCCTCTGAGATGTTGATTTGTTCAATGGGGACATTGTTTGGGGGTGCAATCTTCCCGGTTCTCGTCCGTTTTTGTTTCACCGAGGCGAGTTGATCGTTGATGTTCTTGTCGAGTTCAGGCATGACCTTACTCGGGGATGATGAAGCATCCGATGTATCCGGCGGAACTGGCAGCATACGTCCACCGAACGTACCCGTCGGATTCCTGAACCTTGTCGGATGACAAAACAAAGACTTTTTCTACTCCGCTCGTAGCGGCAACGGTGACTTCTTTGCCGTTGTTGTAATCTCCTGGACCAAAGGTTAAGGACGTTGCGGCATTGCTGGATTGAAGCAAGAAAAGGAGACGGCCTTCTTTCGGGTATAGGACGGCTCCGGTGTTCGACGTGTTGATCGCGGTCAATCCGGCGTAGGTGCTGACCGATCCGGTGTCTTTGGTCAACTTCGTCGCGGTAACGACGGTTTCAGACATTGAAATTCTCCTCGTTTCTCTGATTTCGAGTTACACCGACGGTTCGGCGGTCTTGTCGGCGTGAAGGGTGACGGTCAGATCGGGCCGCATGATCTTGGCGCCGAATACGTTCAGGCCGAAGATGGTCTCGACGGCCGTGCCCTCGACGTGGCCGGGATACATCTTGCTGATCTGGTCGGCCAAGGCTATTGATTCACCCTCAACCCCGCAGATGATCCGCGTGTCCGCCCACGTGGTCGTGCTGGACGCGGAAACGTTGTTCGAAATGTAGAAATTGAACCCCAGCATCTTCCCCGCAAATCCTCCTTGCTTGTAAAGATTGACGTTGTCGGTCATATTGGCGATTCCCGCCAAGACGAGTTTCGAATGCACCCAAGCAGGGATGATCGAGAAAATCCGGTTGGGATCGACGTTCCTGAACCCGAGGAACTTTTCCAGTATGGAGAGAAACGTATCTTCGACGTTCAAGGAGGTCAAGTCAACGGGATCGGTTCCGGTTTTGTACTTCGTGTAGAGTGCCTGGGCGTAGAGGCCGAGGATGGTCGAATCCTGAGTGTTCGCCAGACCGTACCCGGCTTTTTGGGTGTACCCTTGCATTAACGGTACATTGGCCTGGATCGCGTCAATGTCGTCCACGCCGAGATAAAAATCATTGGCCTGGTCGATGGTCAAGACGGTTTGCGCGGCATCAAGCATTTGCACCGTAGCCGGGGACGCGGGAGTGGCCTTGGTGTACTGGTTGATTGTCACGTCGCCAATCTGGTTGACGCGGACGGTGTTGCCCTGCTTGACTTCTCCCTCATAGGATCGGTTGCAGACACCGGCGGCGACACTGGCGTTTTCTTTAGCCACAGTCACGTTCGCGGACCATATTTCAGGGATGAAATTGTTTGCGGACATCGTTTACTCCTTAGCTTTTCTGGATTGCGGCAAGTGATTTGTTTGCCTTTTCGAGTACCTTGGGATCGCGAAGCTGTTCCTTCGTCAACTTGGAAAGTTCATCGCGGGTGAATACTCCATCCAAATTCGGAGATCTTCCGGGTTGGAATCCTGTTCCAACCTGCGTCGGTTTCCCTGAAAAGGCCGTTGGAAATGTTTTTTCGAGGGTCGCGATTTGATCGTCGATTCCGGCCACGGAAGAATTGTCCTCGCTGACCACGATTCTCTTGCGGTCAAACTTCGGTGTCAATAGGTCGATGGCATCGGCTGGGAGTCCCTTGGAAATGAGCGATTCCCTGATCTTGGTATCGACCAGCATGGACTTGATTTTCTCGGAGGCTTCGGTTTGTGTCTTGGTGATCGTTTCCTGCATTTTGACGATCTCGGCCTTAACGGTTTCGTTTTCCTGGGCGAGCGGCTTCATCTTCTCAAGGTCTTTCGAAATGGCCTTGATCTGATTGTCGCGCTCGGCCAACTGCGTCTTAAGTCCTTCGCGCTCGCCGATCACTTCGTCCAGCCGATGCTTGGGGATCATCTTCCCGTCGTCCTCGACGAAACTCCTGGTGCCGATCTTTTCGCTGATCGACTTCTGGATGTCGGCGGGAATCTTCGCCCACGTTTCGCTTCCGATGACTTCTTCAATCTTCATGTTTCCCTCGTTTGATTTCGTGCTTCGTTTAAATAAGATCGCGGGTTCGTCCGCGTAGCCGTCTCTCCGATGTCGGTCGGAGATACCAGAGGACCGAAAATAGGTTAATGGAAATATGTCTTTTTTAAAGAAGGGAGGAAACCTAAAAAGTTTAGGTAGTTATTTTAAGAGGACATTAATTCTTTGATTGATAAACGATATATTCAATGGTTTTAAATCCAAGATTGTATTTGTCCATAAGAAGTCTTTTAGAATCAGACGGAGATAAATTCTTTCTCATTTCAGCATAATCTTTTTTAATGAAAAAATTTCTCACGGCATGCCGATTGATGATTTCTCGTTTTATCAAACATTCCACGACTTCCAAGGGATCGAGCGTCGAAAGGATGGTTTCGGTTTGTTGATTCACTTGATTCCCTTTCTATTCCGCCAAACTCCGAAAGGCTCATCCGTCGAATCATTGAATCCATGCGGCACTTCATCCAGGGACATCGTTGTCGTGCAACGGCAATTGATGTCTTCTGAGGCGTATCCGGTTCTGCCTGGCCCTTCCACGCGAAGGGGACCGTGATCGGTTCCCGCTGGGAATGTAAACAACCCATCCTTACCCGTTTTTTCTCCGTTCATCTTTTTGTGTGTCGGATGCGTTCTTTTGTCGATGATGGTCCGCCACCGCTCAGAAGCCTCGAATCCAAGTTCTCGCGCGGCGGCTATGGCTCGACTCATCACGCGATCACGGGCAACTTCGGAGGCATAATGCGATTCCGTCCGAACGATCCGCATGGCTTCATAAGCCACGCCTCTGATCACGCCTTGCAATCGACTTGCCGTAACTTTGAATGGGCTTCCTTGAGTAAAGCCGGACGCGACGGTTGTCCGAAGGTCATACAATGCTTTCGCCTGTTCAGTTTGTTGCGATTTCAACCAGGACACTTTTGAATAATCGTTTTTCACGGCTTCGATGATTGCCGCTTTATTGAGTCCCACGAATCCCAGGTCAGTACCGAAGGTAGTCTCCATCGCCCAGCCGTTCATGTAATACGCGGTTTCGAATTGATCCATGATGGCCAAGGATTCGATCTTGATCATCCTTCCGGTGAGCTCTTTTATTTCCCTGGCAACCTCTCGCCGATAAGCCTGCCATGCCGCGATTCGTTTGGATCGAAGCGCATCCTCGGGTATTTTGTCGTACAATGCCTTGAGTTTTCCCGTGGCGTATTTTAACGCTTCACGGTAGACGGAGGCCAGCGTCCGGAGTTGCTCGGCCTCAAGGCGGTTGTATTCGTTCTCTGCCTCGTCAAGGGCTTGCTTGAGTCTGTCGCGCGGGGTCATTTACCCTCGCCGGACAATCCCATTTTGTCGATCTTCTGCGTTCCGACTGCGTTGTCAATGGCCGCGAGTTCGAGCGTTTCGTTCTTAAGATTGTCGAGCACCGTCTTCGGATCGACATTCCAGGGATGATGCGAAACGATGGTTTCAAGATCGGAAACGCCCTTGGAGTTGACGCAGTTGTCTATCACTTCGCTTTCATTGAGAATCAACGCTTGATTGAATTTGATGGAAATGGCGGATGGATCGTAACTTATTCCCTTTTCTTTCAGGTATTCCGTGATGAACCAAACCAATTGCGAGAAGGCAATCGACAACCCGGCTTCGGCGGCGGAGCATTTAAGAAGAAGCCACGTCGTCATCATTTTAAGGGCAACGCCAGAAGGATTCCCACCGGCCTCATCGGACCGCATTTTAACGCCTCGGCCAAAAAGGTGAATGTCGCGCTCTTCCCTGTCGAGATGTTCGGTATGGGCTTGGGAAGGGGGTTCATACGTAATCGCCTTCGCATCGGCTTCCGAGTCCGTTGAAAGACGGATGATTTTATTGTGCTTGATCTTCAATCGAAGCTCAACCTCGCTATCGCCTTCATAACCCTTGACAGCGAGAATCGCGTCCTGAAGGTCGGTCAATGTGTTTGACCGATCCGACGTGAGTAAATCGTAATCGTCGATCAATGATTTAATGGCTTCAAGGTCTGTGATGTATTCATCGTTGTTTGCAACGGGGATCCAAGGAACAGTCCCCAATGAATTCGGTTGCGGTTCGGCATTTCCCGAAAACACCACCTGCCAATGAGGTTCCGTGCTTAATAGCAGGTACGACCCATCGCTTTGCTGCTGGAACCGCCTCACGTTTTTATCGTCCCACCATTCGGCGGTTATCAAATCCTGGGATTCGTCGGACGCGATGGTCGTTGAAACGGAATAATACCGGATCATCCCTGAAAGTTTCTCTTGATAGACCGTTTCCCAAATGGGGATGCACTGCCTGGCATCTACCACAGCCCAACGAATCGGAGCGCCTTCGGTCTTGTCCCGGTACACGTTGATCCATTCAACGCCTTTGTTGCTGGCACCTTTTAACAAGGACGTGAATTTCCTGAGAAAGTTCTTGTATTCCTTTTTGGGATTTTTGAGATTATCATCCTCAATCGTCATCCCGTCGATCAACCCCATGATCGTTTCTTTCTGCGTTTCATCCTCGCAATCAATAGAGGGCGGTTTCGAAAGGATCGTGTCTTTTTTCTGGTCCACGAGGTTTCGATGGAATGGATGGACGAGCCGGTTGTTCGTGGCGAGCTTGTCTTCTTTCAAGGTGGTCCCGTCGATATACATAATTCGACGATCACAAATATCGTGCTTGAGGCGATAATATTCATCCCCTTCGTTCATCCGTTTTTTAACGGCGGATTTCCGGTCTTCGTTGATGAGTTCCTTGAGTATCTCCTCATCGGATTTTGGAGCATTGGTCTTGATTTTCCAGTTGATTAAATCCTGTTGGGTGATCACTTTCAAACCTCCACAAGGTTACGATTGATACGTTCAGCGATTCCGGTGATCATGTCTTCAACGTCGTCATGTTCCCAAGGTGGATTTGATTGGAATGAATTGATGTGCTCCATCGCCTCCGGCCACCTTGATTCGGCATCAACGGGGAAAATGATATTTTCTATGACATTGGCCGATTCTGACGTGATTCTGGATATTTTGTTTTTGCTTTGGTGAAACCACCTTACTATCGTCTTGCGGCTTTCGAATTCTTCATAAAGAATCCGCTTGACCGCCCGGGCGAATCCCCTGCCTCCCGAATTGCTTTCGACCAACGCGATGTTGACACCGAAATCAAACAATCGTCTCGCCGTTTCCCGTTCAGTGACTTCCATCGCGTCGCGGGTGTAGTAAATATCGAGCATGTAGGCGATCCGTTCGAACTTGAGATAAATTCCACACGCGAGATAATCATTGCCTTCGTCGGCTGTATCGATGTAAGCGCCAATCGAATCAAAAAGAATGGTTCCATCGTTACCTGTCGGGAGACGTTCGTATCGTTTAAGTTTCGGATAAAGCCGCCCGGCGATGTCAACCGGTTTCTGGTGATAATTGGCGCGAAAGATGGAAAGCATGATCGGATTCTTACGGGCGATTGAGTAGTTTCGAAGATACCTTGTTTTTGACATGAATTCAGGGCAAAGCATTTCGCCGGTAGTTTCGTTGTAAGCTTCCATTTTAATGACGAACCAATCCCCGGCCTGTTCTGGATCGGAAAGAATTCGACCGCATAAATCTTTCTTTGACCAGCGCGTCATGCAGATGATTTCAAGCGGTTCCCCGCCTTTTGCTACCCCCTCGGACGTGACGCGAGAAAGAAAAGTCGAATTATACCATATCCACGTTTTTTCAAGCCCTGCCTCGTTTGTGGCTTCAAAGGCACTTTTCAGAGGGTCGTCGATAAGAAGGATTGTCCCGCCCTTGCCGGTGATTGATCCACACATGCCAGCGCCCAGATAATTGAAATGCTGGCCTGTCAACGCCCAGCGGTCGTAAGATGATGATCCTTTCTTGATTGTTGTCCCTGGAAAAATATCCGAGAATACGATTTCACTTTCTTGGTTCTTTTGAACGGCGATACCGTCTCGGGTGTATTTCGAAAATTCATAGGCCAGCGTGTCATTGTAAGAGGCTGATATGATTCGATCTTCGTTGTTTTTCCCGAGCGCCCACATGGAAAAATTGATAAGCGTCCGCGTTTTGCCGTGCTGTGGCGGCATGTTGATCATGATCCGCGTGTAAATCTTGCCTGTTTCATCAAGGGGTAAACGATGATAGAAATTATTCAAGATGGTGCAAAGGTATTTGAGATGCGTCCTTGATTCCCGATAATACCCAGGTTCACGGACTTTACAAAAACTCCAAAAGTCCCGCTGCGCCAAAACGATCTTGGCGGTTCTACTGAGTAGAGCCTTGGCCGTCATCGTTTCCAAATGCGATCTTCTCCAATGCCTTTTTTGATAACCCGGCAAGTTTGGCGGTCAATGCCTTTGTTTCGGCATCGTTTTCAAGTGTTACTTCGTGAGAATCTTTAAGCCCATGATTTTTAAGTGTGAAGATCGTAACCGCTGGATTGAGCTTTCCTGCAAGACCCCCGCGAATCAACTGATCGACGGCTTTGTCTTCCATCCTTTTTATGGTGTCACTTAACTCTGGATATTTGTAAAGTTGCGTGCGGTTTAATCGGTTCTTGTAAGCAAAGCCCCACATGGTAGGAATGGGTTCGCTTTCGGTGTATGCTTCCATCAAGCCAACGACTTCTTGAATTCGCGCAGGTGTCCAAACGGATACGGGCCGCCCTCCTTTGTTTTTGTCCTCCGGCTTTACTGGTTTAGTCATTTGTCTGGGACTCCCGATGGGTTGAGCTTTTTCAATACCAATCCGTGATTATCGATCCCTTGTTTAATCTTCACGCCTTTTTTTAAGATCAAGCGGTTGTTGGCAAATGGCTTATAATTTACCACATGTTGCCAGCGTCCCCATTTCCATTTGATTGTAGTCACTTCCGGGTGTTGACGTTGAAGAGACTTTGCCATTTCAAGACGGCCGTCAAAATTCAAATCCTGCCTGTATAGCTCATCGGTATTCCCGCCTTTCATTTGCATTGTAGTGATTTTCTTGCATATAAACTGCTGGCTTAAAAAGGTGCAATACCCGTCTTTTAAGGCACGAAGAGAAAGGTCGGTATCTTCATTGTATCGGCCACGCCATCGATAAGGGATGTCGTTCTTTATAAGGATACAAGAATAAATTCTTGTGTTTAGCAGAAAAGGTTTTTGTTTTTGTAGCGCAGGCAAAAAAAATTCATACTGCAAACCTGCCAGCGCGATGTTTGTGTATCGTTCCACAAACTCCTCTACGATGGCAAAGCAATCACCTGTTAGGAGTTCTCTTAGATTGGCCGCGTCGTTGTTGAATTGATGCAAAATATCCTCATCCATGCCGAAGTCTATCAGTTCCTTGGCGTCCCAATTCGCCAATGAATCCCAATCAAATTGACCCATTGCCGTCCCGTTCATCAAAATCACAAATTCCCGGAGTTCCTTGTCGGTCAAACATCTTTCAAGTTTTCGGGCTTCGATTTGATAATTTTCATCGTGGATCGTTAAAAGCGCGGAAAGCCTTTGATGCCCGTCGTAAACTTCCATCTTCGGGCCGATGGCTATTGGATAGACCTGACCGAACTTCTTAAACGATGCAAGGATTCGCTCTGCCTGTTTCTTGGTGCTCATCCTGGGGTTGTCCGCCCACGGCTTCAAATCGCCCAGGCGTACGGTTATGTTCTTCCATTTCATGGTTGAATATAGCCTTTCCCTGGATTAATGTCAAATGTAATTTTCAAATAATGACGGTTGAAATTTACCCATCTCCGTCTTTGCGAATCCGTATTTTCTGATTTCATCCATTGCTATTTTTTTATCGTTAATAAGTGCCGACGCTGCATTGTAAAAATTCTTTTTAATCTCAAAGCCATAAGCGCTTCGGCCAAGGTCCATCGCTGCCAAGATCGTTGTACCGCTCCCAGCGACCGGATCAATAACCACATCCCCTTCATCGGTGAATATTTCAATAAGCCTTTTTAATAACTTGACGGATTTCTGTGTCGGGTGAATTTTAGGCGTATCATTGTCCCGTTCAACGTCAAAACAATTAAAAACCATTTTCCCGTCATTGTTGAATTTTGGGAGCTTGTCTCGATATAAAATAAGTCCGTATTCACAGTTTCCTACTATCCTCATATTTGCCTTTAAAACCTGGGCCGAAAAGTTTTTCCTGAATATCAAATTGATATAATTCCCAAATCCGTATGCCTTGGCTTTTTCTATAAGTTCGAATTGAGCCTCGAATTCACAAAATACTATCATGCATGGAGCTTTTCCGGTTTCCTTCGGTTCTTTTACCAACATAGTTGAACAGAAATGAATAAACTCAGACAATCGAAAATCCTTGTCGGTATCAAAAAATTCCTTTCCAGCCAAATCGCTCTGACCGTTTGCGTTGTCCCCGTCGATATACCAAGCCGGATTTGAGCCATAGGCGTTTTTACCAACGTTGTATGGAATATCCGCAATAACCAATTGAGCTTTCGGGATTGCGTATGGTTTGTAATTCTGAAAATGATCGTTAAAGAGTTCATGCTTTAAGCGAACCTGTCTTTCTGTTGTGCCGTCCTGTTGGAAATAGGGCTTCACAATATCCCCGCTTTATAACAATGTAATAATTCGTCGATGTCGTAGAAAACTTTCATCCCTCTTTTACCGGCGATAGTTTTCTCCCGATCCGCGCCATGTCAAGGGATTCTTGGGCGCTGAATCTTCGAAGGTTGCTATTCATTTTTTACTGGACCCCGCGATGCCACGCATAGAGACACCACGAGCATGCCAACAAATACGCCGCCCAAGAATGTCAAAATAAACCACGCAACCATTTTCTCACCTCCAAAATTCCTTTTTGCCAGCCCGGCGGGATTCGATCCCGCGCCTCTCGGATGTTCGGGCCGGTTGATTGTCAGGCCGTCGTCTGCTGTTCCGGCGTGGACGATTGATCCTCTTGGACCGGTTCGAAGAGTTTCACTCCTTCCTCGACCAAGTCCACCAGAGCCAACGCCTGGGCAATCACTTGGTCAACCCAAGCCTCGACATTGGGATGATCGAGCTTGAGCCGGGCTTTGACTTCCGCTACCAGCACGGCCTCATCTTCGGGTGTATGGTTCGCCCATTCTTCCTTGATCTGTCCGATGTCCTTCAGGGCCGGCAACAGGTCAAACGTTGCTGGCCAGAAGTCCGGCGCGTCCACGAGCGTGATCTTCCCGTCTCCAAGCGCCTTGTGGAATCCATTTAGCAATTCCACGAAAAACACCACCACGTCCGTCAGGTTCTTCATGCGTCTACTCCTTTTTTATTCTGGATGTATTTGGTGAGCAAGTCAATGATCACCTGCCACAGGTCCGCCCATCCAAACGAACCCTTGTCACCGTAATTGCTGTCCTTCGCCGCCTTGTGCGGCCACCAGAACCCGACCGCGACAGTTCCCTAGTTGGGTCATTTCTTTTTTGGTGATCTGACGTGGATTTTTAGCGAAATGTCTCATGGCTGAATATAACCTTTCGTAGAATCATTGTCAAGCGGATGCAACCGTTCTATATGTTCAGCATAAAACTGAGAATCCGCAGCGTTCCATTCGATGCGACCAGCCATACGCATCTGTCGATCTGTGCGGGCCTGTGCCAATTCCTGGGCTTCCTTTAGCGTCATCCTATCCCCCTTAAAAATACAGATACCAGTATACCAGATTCCGGATATGAATCACGGCTTCTGAGAATTCAAGATCTGACACTTTTCCACCTCACTTGCTTTGACGATCTTCCAGGTTGTCCACCACCCGGCCCCGTTGAAGTAGGTACTGTGCATCCCGCCTTTTTTCCAGACACGCATCTTAAGGCGACCCCGCCCAAACGGCCTGAACTGTATGTCGTACTCGTGGCCGTAATCTTTCCTTCGAGCATCTCGCCTTCGTAGGCAGTTGATCCGCCGCGCCGTCTGTTGGGCTGGGGTGTGTTGGACTGAAGTGGTCATTCACTCCTTTCTGGTTGTCCCTTATTTCCGTCTCGCCGGGACTGTTGGAGAAACCTTTCCCCCATTTATCGCCCGGCATACAAATATTACCGCTGTATCACGTCCCGCATAAATTTCCAATGTGTCATAATACTCAGATTGATAGGGCCATTTCTGCGGCCAGATCGTATCAACTGGAACCATCCTAATAATGCCAACTTGGAAACTGTCCGGAGTGTCGTTTTGCGGTTTCCCTGGTTTCCAATTCAGGACAAACTTTTGGAGTTGATCTGTGATGTTGCAAGAAATAGACGTATCGCTCATCTTGGCGCGTTGGTTAAACAGTGAGTCAACAAACTCCCAACGGAATCTCACTGAATCCGATAATTCTGCAATTCGACCACGCATCGTCTCAACCCTATTTACCAGAGTGACACGGTCTTTTTGCAATATTGCAATTTTAGAATTCTGTTCGCCTTCAAGGGCAAACAGTTGCCGAATGAGCGAACTGTCAAGGCTCGCCTCAGATTTCATGCCCTCCATGACCATCCGAAGCGAATCAACGGGGTCATTCCATCCTGTTCCGACTATGTCCTGCCCTTGACTTTTATTCCAAAACATCAATAAAAACAATGCGGCGATCGCGCTATTCTTCATGGTTTCTCCTTTAGTAAGAATGAGATTCTACCCACTCACTCATGGATGGGATTCCACATCACGTCCCACCACTGCCCCTTTTCTTCGATCGGCTTCATAGCTTCACCCCGTCGTAGTGCCTCGCGCCGTAGAGCGATATGAGTATCGCGCAGGCGAGGTCGTCTTCTTTGTCCTTGAGGTCTCCGTAGTAGTAGCGAGCGGTCCGGATGATGATCGGGTTCATGGTCTCGCGCCGCATCCGGTACATCTTGTAGGAGGACATCCAGGTCGTCGGGTCGACGAATATAGTCGGAACCCTCTCGCAGAACGTGGACCGACGAGCGGCTTCGAGGATCATCCCGCCGGTCCTGTCCATCATGTGGCAGACGGTCCTGTTCTTCGTATACCCAGCCTCGATGAGGATAACGTCCGGGTGGATTCCCTGGATGTGTTCGTCGAGGAAGAACGGAACCGGGTCTTTCCCGCTCTTCAGGTAGCCTATCCTGAAGACCTTCTGCCCGTCCGTGAACGCGAACGCGCACTTCTTCCCCCAAGCCGGGTCTATTCCCATACAGATCATATTTCTATCTCGTAGTATAGGATGATCTCGATCCGATAGGCCCGACGACGACACAATCGTAAATTTTTTCGATCACCGCATTCTGCCTGATCTGCGCTCCCTGCCCGATCTTCGCTCCCCACCCGATCTTCGCTCCCTGCTCGATCTGCGCATCCCTGCCTGATCTGAGCTCCCCGCCCGATCTGCGCATCCTGCTCGATCTGAATATTTAACAGAACAAGCTCAGATTTTAAATTTTCTTTTGTATCATCATATAATTTCCATTGACCTTCTTGTGTTTTGAGATAGATATTCATCTTAAATCTCCTTTCAGTCGATAGGATATATGATCACGTCACCCTGGAAGTTCTTGGGCATATTTTCCAGGATCATCCGTTCCCACGCCTTGCCGTCAGTCTCCAGTTCGTTGAGGTGGTCCGTCGTAGTGAGGATGTTGGTATCCCCCTCGGCGATACCCTCGCATTGATTAAATAGCGACCTACTCACGGCGCAGTAGGCGACCTGGTGGATCTCGATCTTGATCTCGTATTTTTCCATATCAAACTTCCTTTCCTGTTGTTGACTTTCTCTTTGCCTTTAAAAATTCCTTAGCTGTTCCTCTGTCAATTTCTTTTCCATAAAGCTCGTGCATCCATCCTCGTTTGATTGGCCATTTAATACCAAGTATGGACAATTGCTTTTTATTCCATGCTTTTCCGTTTGCCCCCGAGCGCAAGAAAGCTTCATCAATTATGATTTTATCTTCTTTCAACGCTGGCTTTCTCCGGGTCCAATGTTTTTGCTTGTTTTATTATTTTATATTTAAGTGACCAAATCCGCATAGTGCCGAGTCTTGCAACTTGAAAACGATCTGTCTGTGATAGCGGTTGAGCCGGGAACGCTTGGGGTTCTCGTATCGTCTTGCATTTATATCTAAGCTCGTCATTTAGCAAATAAATATAATTTGTTTTCTCTGCCGGGCCTACGGTTATTATTCCTGCGTGATCAGGGATAAAAGGCATGCCCTTGTCCAGTAATTTTTCAGGAACGGAGAAATATAACTTCTTTATCCTACTGTCTCTGTGTCCATGTCTCTTTTCTGCGTCTTTCTTGAGGTCGGCAAGGCTCACTTTTATCTCAATCTCATAGCAATATCCGGACTTCGTGACGACAAGTAAATCACATTCATGATTCATCATCCCCCACGACACGTTCGGCACTATCAAATTAACGCGAGGGTTAAAATATCGGGAAAGCGCGTATTCCATTTCTATGGTCTTCAACGCTGGCTTTCTCCGGCTATCTCAACAGGCTTTGCAATTTTGGCAATTATCTCTGAAAGGTCCGGAAAATTACGCTGCCCATTCGACGTGTCTGAGATCTGTTTTTGATCTGATACGCCGATTTGTTTCATTTCGTCGGCGTGTCGTTCGACTTCAATATCAAGTTGCTTGATGAGTTGAGCGCGTGTTGCCGTTGGATTGTCGCCGTAAATAATTTCAGGCCCGTGTCTATTCAAGAACCCAACCAGATACCCCTTCCCCGCTTTTTCGAGTTTGTCCTCAATTACGGCCATTGAAGACCTACCAAGTTCGGGCTGATAAAACACGTCGAGAAGATGAGATAGGTATTCATAGTCTTCCATTGCCTGGCGGTTTGTTTTTCCTTCCCCGCGTATTTCATTGATCATTGGAAACCATCCGTTTTTACGGACGGCCGTAATCACGTTTGTTTTGATAATTTCAAAAGGCATGTCCTCAAGAAGCACATAATAGGATTCGATCACGTCTTCATCAATTTTATCGCGCTGCGGTGTTCCTACGGCAATCGTGGAAAGCAATACCAAAAAGTTCTGGAAATCTTTTTCGCGCGTCATTTCCTGTCTCCGTATTTTTCCATTCCCCTGCGCACTGTTTCCATAGCCCGTTCGCCGGAAGTCATTTTCCTGCCTAATGGATTTCCTTGGTCGGTCCGTTCCCAGTATCGAATCGCCGCTTTCCAGTCTTTCATTTTGTTCCGGCCTACCATCCAGCCGTTTGATTCGTAGTGGGCGAAAAACTTTTCAAAATCAACTGTGTTTTTTCGTTCGATGCAGTAGTTTTTAATTTCTTCGATTGTGGGTATTTGAAACGTTTTACATGGCGAGCAAGTAGGCGCGATTTTCTCCGCGCCGGAATCTTTATCTTTTTCTTCTTTTTGTCCTTGTATTGTATCTGTAATTGTACTTGTATCTGTACTTGTATCTGTACTATGTATATGTGTTGCGTTACTTTCTTGTTTCACTTGCGTTAGTAACGCGTTACCATTTTCTGTTTTACAATCACTTACAAGCAATTTTCTTGATTGGCGATGCTTTTCAACCCTAAGCCGTGTCTGCTCTCGGACTTTTTGAATTTGTTCAACGCGTTGATGCTTGAGGAAATTACAGACTTCAATACTGTTCATTTCTGAAATCCGGATCATATTAAATTTCTCGGATGAAAAAAGCTGTATGCCGAATTGAACTGTTTTTAGATCGATTTCAAAAAGGCTTGCAAGGTCTTGCGGTTCATATGGTATACCGGGAGAGATTTCCACGAACCCGGTATTTTCTGACTTCATGGCGAGACAAAGAATCCCGACCCACAAGACGAAGAGTTGGTCCCCTCCTGGGTATTTCCTGATGAGCTTGATCTTCGCGTCGTCGAGGATGTTTACATCGAGAGAGAGCCACGAGATCTTCATCGCTTACTCCATGGTTCTCTCCATTTCCGCGTCTTGCACTCTGGACATGCCTTAGGGTTTTTGACCCTCGGCTCCCACCCATACCCGCATCTCCGGCAGGTAACGGACGGTAGAACAGACTTATTTTTCATGATAATATTAATATACGAAACCTTTTTAAAAATGCAAACGGTTTTTTCTTGGGTTCTTGCTTCATCCGCCTGATCGCCTCGACTTCCTCGAAGCACCGTTCGCAGAATCCCTCGAACTCCGGCATGATGCTTGGTTGGTTATCACACCCATACATGAGGCATTTCTTTCTCTCATCTGTTATTTGGAGCTTCATCTCTCCTCCAATCGATAGGTATCCTTTAGTGATTTGACGTAGTCGTTCACCGCCTTCTCCCAGTTGTTTGGGATTCGGCGCGGATGCTTCTCGTCGTTCCTAAGCAATTCGATGATGATGCGACCGGTGATACGGAATTGATTCTTTTTGAGGAAATCGACGACCCAGTTGAAATCGGAAGCGTTGGCCGCGTACCAGGCCGTGAAGCGGACTTGGTTATTGCGCCGCCTGTTTTCCTTGTCGATGATCGCCTGTTGTTTCGCTTCGCGCTTCTTGAGTTCTCGGTTGTAGATGAACATCTTGCCTCGGCACTTCCCTTCCGCGCAGTAGAGGCTATTCTTGGCTCTCATATTCCGGCAGGGAGGATATGTGCATTTCGTGGGTGTCGTGGAGTTCTTAACCTTCATTGAACAGGCCTCCTATTTTAACGTTACGACGAAGGAGATATGGTTTTAAACGTTCAAAAACAATAAGACGTATTACGGACTTACTTTTTCATCCAATGGCCTCTCCGACGTTCTCTTGGAATATCTTCTCCATCGTCTTCTGGACCAGCTTGCGCTTCCTCGAATCCATCTCGTGGAGGCAGTCGTTCGGCGTCTTCTCCGAGCAGGACTTGGTTCGGAGTTCGTCGGTGTCCTTGTACCAGTATCGAACGAAGTGGTTGTCGTCTCCGCAGTCCTTGGTGACGAACCCGTATTCCATGTCGGGGTGGAAAAGTTTTCCATCAGCGTACCTTGGGATGTATACGACCTGGGTGCCAGGTTTCATGGACTTTCTTTTCCTTTCATAATTGGGTAACCCTGACCGACCGATCCCAAAAGCCCGCGTGGTGGGACGAAAATTTCCTTGCCGGTCAGGGCTGTTATGCTTACTTCGAAGATGCCATGAGTTTCTCGACCTTCTTCCGCATGATCTCGTCGAAGATGTCGTACTGGCGGTCGGACTCCATCGCGTCCCGTGTCGCGTAGACCTCCCCGGTATTAGGATTGACCACGAAGACCTTGTCGTTCTTGTCATCGTAGTACAGGATGCAGTCGATGGTCCGATACTCGTATCCATTCTGGACGGTCCGCGCGATGGCCTCGATCTCGCCCTTCATCCTCTTCAGCTCGGAGTCGAACTGTGCCACCGCGGTCTTCTTGTCGTTCTCCTTGTTCAGGATGTCCGAGTTCAACCGCGCCAGATCCTGGCCGGCCTTGAAGAGTTCGTCGTGCGTCAGGTCGAACTTGACGCTCCTCTTTTCTTTTCCAGTCATCCTACCCTCCGGTTCATGAGTGAGTTCGTCCAATTTCCCATTCGTCAGAATTTTTGGGATCGTTCCAGGTCATCGCTTCATGATCCCGTCTTCGCGTTTGGCGCGGACACCCGGAATGACCGCTTGGCCTTTCGTAGCACGCATGACGCCATTTAAACCGATCTGATTCGCCGCGAGGTATTCAAGCGGAGCCTTGCCAGCGGCCACGGCCTTGACCAATGCCATGAGGTCGATCACTTCGGCGCTGAAATACTCCCGCGTGGAAACACCTTCTACCTTGGCAACTGGCTCCGGAGCCCGCTCGGAAACGACCGCGATCTTGCCGGTTTCAATGGCTTTGACGGTTTTTGCATCACCGTCTTTCTTGGCTTCGGCCAGGGCTTTCTTCCGTGCCTCTTCGTCAAGCTTTCTCTGTTCGGCGGCGACTCGCTCTCGTTCACGCTGTAACCATTGGGTGATCATACTCCGGAATTTGGATTCGGCCTGGGCCGGGCCGGAGTCAACTTGTTTCATCTTGGCCAGAAGAGACTTGTGGAGTTCGTGCGCCTTGTCGATGTCGGGCCGGAAGAAATCCGTAATCCGTTTCCGCAGGGAAACCACGTCATTTAGATAATTCGACACGACCCCGGCCTCTTCTTGTTTCGTGATAGCTGGGAAGTCCGGCATACGGTTAATGACTTCCGCGACTTCGGGTTCAATTTTTTGCAGATCAGACATTGTTCCGCTCCTTCCAGTTGGCAAGTTTTACGCAAGCAATCCACGCCACTTTGTCGCTTGCATCGTTATCGTAGATTCCCGCCCGATAGGTTCCATCGCTTCGGAGGGCAACGAATCCGCGTTTCAATTTTTTCTTTTGACCGAGGACGTAGCCGGTCGTTTGAAGCCGGGTAAAGACATCGGCCTGAGTTGTTTTTTTGTCGAATAACACGCTCCCCGTTGGATACAATGCACACCCTTTGATGATCACGTCCAGTGTCCCGACATATCCAAGGGCTTTGTTTTCGATCTTCAATTCCGTGGCGATAACCGTTCCGCCCATTTCTCGCCGGAATTTTTCGTAAGCCCGGACGTATGGGAAGATCCGATCATCAAGGTTCATCCAGTCCAGCGTTCCCTTGTCTAACAAGGCCGTGGCCTTGTGGATTGCCGATCCGCGCTGAAGGCAAAACTCACGCTGTTCAACGGGAACCCAGACCGGCCATTCTCTCAATCCGCATTCGGAAAGTATCGCAGTTACATGTTTCACTTCTTTGGTTCCAAAGTTTTCAGGTGTGCGTCAATAGCAACCATGACTTTATGACGGTCATTCTTTGGGACTTGATCCAGCTTTTCAAACCCCAGGTTTCCGAGAAAGTCGATTGCATCGGAATTGGTTGTCAGTTTGGCGATCTTATTCATTTTCGCGGCGGCCAATTTCGTCCAATCCGTTTCGGGTATTTCTTGGGGTTCCGCAATGGGCGTTTTCGGCGGTTCGACCCCGTACCCGGATTCTCCTTCGGGCGTCTCGTCTGCGTCCTGCGTGAAAAGTTCGGAAACCCCGCCGGTCAAACAGACGGCCCCAACGATGGCCCGCTTGATTGCCATCTTGAGCATGGTATTCCAAAGATCGTGAAGGTGTTCGTTTTCGATCAGTCCGACCGTTTGCCCGACGATGGCCGAATCCTTGGCTCCGTATTGCGCCCCACACCCCCCGATCTTTTCGAAGCAATACCAGCCCGGTTCCGCATCCGGCATTCCTCTGGGCGGGAACTTTGACCGCTTGATTGTGGCCTTGCCGCATTCAGGACAAACCCGCTCGCCGTTTCTGTAACGATATTTGGATTCAAGGTTCGTGCATGACCCCTCGCCGTATCCGATCACGACTCCGCTGTCAATATGGACAAGCTCAACGCCGATGTGGTAAAAGCAATGGCCGGTTGCAAAGTCCCGAACAGCGTCTTTGATGATAACGCGGGGGCGCGTCCGAAAAAGTAAATTGAACTTTTCGGCACCGGGAAGAAGTAAACTTTTTTTGTCGCTCCCAGGAAATGGAGGCCCGTAGTCAACGCCTTCCTGAAAATTCTCCTCGACGAAGTTGTGAAGTTCCGCGATTGAAATTCGCGTTTCTTCAATAGTGGCGCGACGCGACAATGCCGCCGATCCTTGATTCGGAATAAGCGCCGGTAGGTCACTGTATTGAGTTTGATCCGCTTTGACTTCCATTGCCGCGTCTGTTTGTGTCATTACTTCGTTCATGGTTTCCATCCTTGCTTGGTTATTCCTTGAAATGGTAAGCTTTTCATCCACGCTTCATGTTCCTGTCTTTGTTTCTCGTCATCATACAAAGCAAGCGCGGCGTATAGTTGTTGCATGCACGTTTCTGCATCAACGTTTTCTGTCCACCGGGAAACATACTTTCTGACTTGTTCTATAAATTCACGTTCCACTTTGTTGCTCCTTAACGGGGGATGCCGAGTTTCGGTTGTCAACGCAAGACTCTGTAACCTGTGTTTTGGAGTAGTTACACATCCCCCGTTTGGTTATTTACTTCTGGCTATTCATCGTCTTTCTCTGGCAGTAAATCGTCTTTTTCTCTCCCTGCATTGAGCAGGTCAAGGGGAACCGCGTCTAAGGCGGTTTCGGTTTTGAGTGTTCTGGGTTGATGCCTTGCTTCTTCATTTTTTATGTATGCCAGGCAAGCCGCACATTCGTCTTCGTCATCATCTTGACACGTCTCACAAGCATCCCTAATACCTGGATACATTTTCATATTCGTTTCCTTTCTTTCCCGCCTTGCGCCACAAGGGACGGGGTTTTCGTTTCTCGTTTACATAGATACATCAAAGCCGTGGCCGCTCCCCTGAAGGAGGTTACAATTTCGAGAATTGATTTTCCGTTTCACTGAGTTCCTGTTCGAATTCTCCTATGATTGCCAAGACAGATTCACGTATAATTGGACCGAACTTGCCACTGCTTACCGATACCACAATTCTATATTTTGGAATATCACATGTATATCTTATGGGACTTGTTGTTTGCCCTATTGCTTCTTTCAGTTTTCTCAATTCTCCCAAGTTGGTTTTTAATTTTTCAATCTTTTCTGAAAGATCATTCGCGGTTTTTAATATTTCTTGATTCATGGCTTTCTCCTTTGGGTTTGCCTGTCGGTGTTGTTTCGTTTCCAATAATTTGGCGAATTCTCACATCGTGATATGTCATCAAAGTAAGAACAATTCCCAGAATATTCTTTGTTGTTCTTGGGACATTTATTTTGTCGGCACTTGACTTCTTTGTCTATCCACTTTCTCCCTGGCCTGGTTTCCCCCGCAACCGTCGAATGACATGCTAAGCAGTTGCGGAGTTCGGTATCAATGCCGGTCGTGAGGTCTTCCTGCCAGCCGAGGAATACGGTTTTGTCGTGTGTGCAGGTCATGACTTGTTTTCTACTTTCCTTTATGACCAAGAGATTTCAAAATACCGTCGAATACCGGAGACGGCTCGGATACTCCGTTTTCCCATCGGTTGACGGTGGTCACGGTCGTCCCGACCGTGGTGGCGAATTGCGCCTGTGTCTCCCGGCGAGAGATACGCAGGGCTTTGATGGCTTCGGGGGTCATCTGCTAATACCAGCTTCATTTTTGATGATCTTCATTCTGTTCTCCTTGCCCTTTTGTGCGGTGGTTATTGCCATTGGTTAATTTCTTAACTGCTCCCATGCTTTCGATTTCCACTCGTCCGGAGCGTATCTGATGATGTAGCGCAGATCATCGTTGGATGGAGATTGCTTGAGCAACTGCTCCCATGCTTTCTTCTTCCACTCGTCCGGAGCGTATTCGATGATGTAGCGCAGATCTGAGTTGGATGGAGATTGCTTGAGCAACTGCTCCCATGCTTTCGATTTCCACTCGTCCGGAGCGTATTCGATGATGTAGCGCAGATCATCGTTTTGGAAATATTCCTCGAATGTTTTTCCCCAATTATGATCAAAGTTTTGTAATTTTGATCTGATGATTTCTGGAATATTCGATACTTCTTCCCAGAAATTCTTATTCTCACGGTCAACCCCTTTGTCTTTTAAATCATAAAACCTCCGGATGGCCCCATGACCTAAAAAGTCATTGTCCTTGCATCCGGACAGTTTCTCGCGTCCTAAATCACTGAATATCTCAGCATCGGTCAGAAAATAAATCATCCCTTTGATATCTATCCAACTGACGAAATCACACATGGCCTATCTCCTTTGGTCGGTTACTCAACGATTTTGATTTCCTGAATTCAGTGCCGAAAAATATATTTGATGAATGCCACGAGAACGGTCGTCCCGACCGCGGCGGCGAATTGCGCCTGCGTCTCCCGGCGAGAGAGACGCAGGGCTTTGATGGCTTCGGGGGTCATGAGGCGACTCTATTCTGTCATCTCAAAGTCGATCCACCCAAGAGCATAATGCCAACAGCTTTCGGGTTTGCCCCAATCACAGGCATCGCTCTCGTCGTGGCTCTCTGGGTCGAAATTATCAAGGATGTCCCAATAGATAGTGACATCGCTATCATGATCTGTGTCGTTATCCAATATCTCTCCGTCGGCCTTGTATTGTTGCCCGTCGTCAGAGATATAGGCATCGCCTGTCTGTTTGACCTGATAAGTTTTCATTTCGTCCTCCTGATAATTGGTTGTAATTATTTGATGGATCCCTTGCCGTTGCAGAGATTATATGCTATGGCGCGGAGGGAGAAGGATAATTGTTTCTCGCCTATTTTGCCCTTGAAAATATCAAGGTGCGGAGTGACTTCCGTGATTTTGACCTCAACGCCATTCCCGCCAACAAGCGTACGGCCAACGACCAAACCCAATTCGCGAACTTTCAAATCAAGGTCCGGCGAGTTTTTGATTTCTTCGAGTGTCATTTTGTTCTCCTTACCCTCTTGGGGCGGTTGGTCATTGTCTCTTGACACCTATAATATACCACATGTAATTACGATTGTCAAGTAAAATCGGATAGAAATCGATAGGAGATCAATTTATTTTTCCCCCTTTTTTTAGGGGGAGGGTATGCTTTTAGGGAGGATGGATCGCGGAAAAGAGATGACTACATTGTCATATTATATTTAATTATTTACCGTTTTTCTCGAATAGGCGGTCTATTTTTTGATCGCAACTATACCGACCTGAGCAAGGGCGACGAAGCCTCCTACTCCCATGATCCCTATCCCAATATCGATCGCCATTTCTTTACCTTTCAGATAATAGCGATCCGCCCAGGGATGGCGCTGAACGGACCGCTTGTCGGGAGGGTAAATAAGTAGAAATTACTTTTGAACCAACGTTGTAATGGTCGGTTGTTTTGAGAGCGTTCGCAGGATCGTATATAGTCCCGTTAGAACGCCGACAACCTTCGCCGCCAAATCAGTCGGGATGATTCCTGCAAGATTTCCCAGAATCGCAATTACACTGGTAATTGCGGTCATCCAAAATTCAGAGGTTTTCCAACCTGGTTTCACTGCGTCTGCCATGACATTTCTCCTTGTTATCATGTTGCCGATGTCGGCAATATGGTCTGTTAGATTTTTGGCTTGAAAATCCCTGCGGCCAGAGTCAACAAATCTCTGATTATCCCCAGGAATTTCTGCCATTTGGTTTCATCATATGCAGCGTTTACGCGAGAGAACGCAGCCCTGATCCCCTTCCAAAATTCCTCGAACCAAGCAACCATCCTTTGCAAGATCGAAGGCTTTGGAAGTTCTATCAATTCAGGTTCCTGTGGTTTCTGCTGTCTCGGTTCACCACATACTTCAGGTCTTGTAAAATCACCTTCACCCATTGACCGCCTCCATCTTCTTCGCCAGCTCTTCGGCGCGAACCGGAGTCTGTTTATACCATAACGAATTCCGCATACATTCAGAGGCACCGTTGAAATCCTTAAGCGTCAATCTCCCAATGGTTTGTCGAAAATCCGCGAACCCGGCAATCCCTAATTGATAGCACATTTCCAAAACTACGTCTTGGACGGTTGCCGGCATTTGGCCAAACCATTTAAATTGACCTCGAATATTGTCGGCCAGATCAATGAGCTTCCGGCGCAGAATCATTTCGGCTTCTTGGGGAGTCAAGTCCAAGCTGGAAATTTTGAACCCGTAGCCAATCGTATCGAACCCCAACGAATCCTCGTAAACGTCCATCCTGAATCCTTCGTGGCGCTTGATATTTTCAACAACATCGTCAAACATGATCATCCCTTCCCAAATAATTTATAAAACCGTGTCAACGCCCGGCCCCATGATCACACCCCACGTTCCATAGGGAGTTGACGGGAATCTATTCAAGGTCAGTTTCATTTGACTTTTCCACGAGGCATTGACGCAGCGGCAGTATCTTGTTCGGCTCGTTTTAATAAAAATTCATACGCGGCGACAGCATCATCCAGCGTTTTATATCTTTCCGTCATTTGCTTTTGTTCGTCACGGATTTCTCGGATGATTTGTCCGACCAATTCGACCTTGATTGTGCTGTCTGGTTTGGTAACTTGTTTCTCTTGCGCCAAGCACGCAGCAGTCAAACACGCAAAGAAAAATACAATCTTCTTCATGGATTCACTTTCTCCTCTAATTTTTCAATCCGCTTCTGAGCTTCTTGGATGGTCTTCCACACCACCATCATAACCTTGCTGTTGTCAATATCCAATGATTTTCTATATGGGTCAAATACCGGATTAAATTCTTGCGCACCAAATCCAACGTATTTTATTTTGTTCTTGTCGTTTTTCCATGAATAATTAATTGGGTTAACAGCTTTAAATTTTTCCCATAGCCCATCGATTTCAAAATTTGAAATACCAGTTTTCTTCGTCAGATCTGAAGACTTCACAAGATCACCGTTTGGTACTATATAAGAGTATGTTGAACTGTCACCAACCCAAAAAGTGCTTGAGCATCCCATAACTCCGGTTGTATAAAGTTTCGCCGTCATTCTTTCTATAGTGCCACCAACCATTAAATTCCCGTTTGAGAAAGCCTTGAATGTTGTCCCTCCACTTCCCGATCCATACCTGACGCTAAAGGAACCCGTATAATCAAGATACGAGTTTCCTCCTCTTGCAAATATGAGCTGCCCCATCAATGCGCCTGATGTGTCATTGCAAACAATTCCTCCGTTATTCCCTCCGCTGTAGTATTTCCCATAGACTTTAAATATTTTTGTATTTCGCCCGGAACTACCGACATCAATTTCCATTGTGTCGCTTAAAACATTGATCATTGGAACCGTACCGGCACTACCTCGTATTTGTAGCGCTCCGGTATAATCAAGATAAGAATTTCCTCCTCGATTTATGAAATACCCACCCATTTTTACGTTGGCGGTATCATATATCATCATTCCAGCCGCGCTGTTTGACATGATATTTAGTTGTTTTAAACCAGATAGAAAACCAGCATCATCAATCCAGCCTGCATCTCTAAGAGCGTTTTGAGTTGAGCCAGAAGCGCCAACGGGAGACGTTCTAAAAACAATTTTACCACCTGCGCCCGTTCCAGTGCCGACCGAGCCATCAATGTAAAAACTTTCTCCGGCCTTATTTGACGTTCCCGTTAAAACCTTTTGAACAGATATATGTTGAGCTTGACAAACTGCCGCATCCGCCCCACCAAGATGCAAATTATAAGAACCATATGATGACAAAACCAAACCATTGAGCAGTAAAGAATCAAAATACGCCGCATTAAATGCTGGAATGACTTCTGAAGCAACAGTTTGTTTAGTGCCTTCGCTCGTGGTTACGATCTGAGACTTGCTCAAATCAGCCTTTGCCAAACTGATTTTAAAATTTGTTTGGTCATTAGTTATATCATAATAAATATATGTTTTGTCGTTGACTTGCACCATCGAAACATCGCCGATCTGCCCCCTCGAATTGCCTACACCCTCGTCGGTCGTTGTCCTGCTGAGAGTTGGATGCGAGGGAGATTTCGTCCAGCTCGTTAAGTTGCTTGAATAATATCTTCGTATGTCAGTGGGAAGATTTCCAGAACTGGCAGTATGAACCCATACCCAATATGTTGCGCCAGACTTATAAAGAAACGGCCCTCCAAATTCACCTGATCCAGTTAACACGGGATTGGATAATGATTTTGTCCACGTCGTTCCATTGGCGGACGTAGCAAGTCCAATCGAATAGATGTAACTGGTATTGGCGCATGCCTCATAAAGCATGTGCCACGTGCCGGATTCAACCCATACGAATGAATTGGCTATGACCTGATGATCCCAAGCCCCTCCCTCCCCAACATTAAGAGCGTTGGCGGTTACCAGGCTCCACGTAATTCCATTAGATGAGGTATATTCAGCCAAATTCCCATTTGATCCGTAAAAATAATAAGTGAACCCATATTTAAATACAAACGGCTGAGTATATCCAGTTAAGACAGGCATAGTCATTTTTGTCCAGACAATTCCGTCTATCGATTCGGCATAATAAATATTTTGCGTAGCACCGTTGTCCCCCCTATACCACATTTTAAACACACTGTCGGCTGCAAGGATTTGCACGTTCCCGTCCCAAATAACGTTTGGTTCTACGGTGCCTGTTCCCTCACCCGCCAATGTCGGAGAGATGACAATACCCTGCTTGGACCAAATGCCTTGATTCAGAAATGAAAGCCAATTTATGTCGATCGTGCTGTCAGCGTTTTGAACTAATGTCTCTCCGGGATTGTTTACAATGTTTCCACCGCTGCGGATCTCATTTCGAGCAGCCTGGGTCAGATGATTTATTCCTACGATCCCCGTATCAAGCAACGCACCCTGGATTTTGTGCGTGAATCCAAGTATGGAATCTTTTAATGCGTTGGAAAATTGATCCATCTTTGCCTGTGCGGTTCCGACCGCAGAGGCAGCAATATCCGATGTCTGCACGGCAAGGGGAGCGATTTTATTGGAGTCTATTCCAGCATCCTTAACCCTGAGTACGTCAGAATTAATTTCAATGGTCGATCCGTCAACCAAAACAATTAAAGCCGAATCCAGTCCCCCGCCGAGTCCGGCACCGGCTACGGTTTTTTTGAGCTTGGCGTAACTCACAGATGAATCGCCGAGGAAGATGCCCGTCAACGGAAGCTTGAGCTTTTTCGAATACCAAGCTCCACTGATCTTGCAATTAACTTCTATCCAAACCGTGTCGCCCTTGATAGTAGTTTCGACCAGGTCCCTTATTTTTTTCTTGGTCGTGTCCGGAGTTGTAGGGAAAGCCGCTGCAATCCCGGAACACATAATAAGCGCTGCGATAAAGTATTTCGTTTTCATTTTGGCCTCTCTTTATCCTGTTATTCGGTCTTCTCCGTCTTCCGTGATTCTTGTCCCACCGTCTTCCATGCCTCTGGTAGAATACGACAGCCTTCCAATGTCAACGTATTTCATGGATTTGAATTTCAATATCAAGGCATCCTTGTAATCCGTCGTCGTCATATAATAAGGATTGAGTTCATAAAGCACGAACGGAACATCCGCCCCGGCTGAATCCTGAAAAGGGTTTCCATCCCTGTGCTTGTAAACAACAATCGCATCGTCGTAGAGAGCACTTACAAGTCTATCGTATGGATCTGGCATGCCTTCGTATTTCCAAAGATGAATTTGTACATCAAACAACCAATGTGATCCTCTTTGGATAAAATATCGGCTTCCGGTGATCTCGTTCTCATGTGTAAGATTTTTATACTCCGGTTCGTCTTTTAAGACGATGGCATAATCAAGGTCGATAGTAACATCGGCCCCGGTTATGATCCTCGGTCCTTCAGTTCCAAAAATGCTCATGTGACCGCCCCGCAATAGATCGCCTCTATGTCCGTGGTGGTTATGTATTCAGGAACAATCTCAGTGAAAAGGAACCAAACTATGTTTCCGAGTGAGTCCTGAAAAGAGATATGATCCCGATGCGGCCGAAATTTGACCTCTGTTTCAAGAATCGCCGCCAGGCTTTGGTACGTTCCGACCTGGTTCGAATATTTGTATAAGTATATCCTCACGTCGAATAGCCAATGATAACCTCTTTTCACTGCCTGGTCTTCTCCCGTCAAATCGTTCTTGTTGACGAATGATTTTGTATCCGGTTCGTTCTTAATGACGACCGAATGGTCGAGGTTGATCACAGTGTCGTCCGGAAGGACGATGCTCGGTTCCAGCGTCCCAAAAATCATGAATCCAATCCCAAGAATATCGCCTTGATGGTCGTGATATGATTCTCCCAGTCTTTCTCGACGTAGATGGGTTGATATTTACAACCCGAAAAGATGAAACATTTCGTCGGATGGACTGTCACCACATTCACGGTCATTTCATCCGTCCTAAAATTTCCGAGTTTGTTTAACGCCGAGTACCAAGCATTGGCGATGAGCCAGAAACTCGGTTTATAATCGTTGCATACTGTCGAATCTTTTGCACTGGTTATGCTGTATTCATCGCCTCCTCGGTAAGCTGACAAACTTCCCCCCGATCCCCCGGCATAATCATAGAATGTTAAATAAGTTTGTATCTCTTTCTTCTTGGTGGAAATGCTAAAAACATTTCTCGATGGTAGGTAGTATATCGTTTGCGCATCCGATAAAATCTGTGCCATCTCCATGTCTTTCACGGATATGGCGGTCGTGAGTTCTTGCTGGTATGTCATTTTCCTGGTCAAGACATTCGAGATCGTCTGTTCGTCTGTAGGATCATAATAATACAACCTTTTAAAGAACGCTTGCTCATTGTTGATCATCCCGACGTAACTGATCAACTCTAAGGCCATCGCCTTTAAGAGTTCTATAACGCTCTTTGCTCCTATATTGGGGTCGAAGTAGTAGTTATCTAACAAGAAATATATATCCTTCAAATTGAAATCGTATTCGCTCCCCCCGTGCACGCCGTGAAACAACCAATTATGACTAACCTGGATGCTCTCGTCTCCTGTAGATAAGGACGGGTTTATGAGTCCAAAACACTTCCCAATGAAATCAGAATATGCGACCGGATAATTCACCTTATCGTAAGCGAAATTGACGATGGTCCCCCCTCCGGTGTATGTTTGGTCCGTCATAAGAGAGATCTTGATCGCTAATTGTTGTGATCCATCCGGAGATAGTAACTTGTCCTTTATCTGCCATGAAGCGTTTAGGTCGGTCATCCCAGTGACGCCAAATATCTTCACCAATCGACCCGTATCGAAATTACTATTCGCGCTTCCAATCGGTGGGTGAAAGATCGTTACGATCTTATTGTTGGAGTCATAGTGAACATCAAGGATGGATATGACATATTCCGATCCTTCTGTTTCTGCGTATGCGTAGTCGAATGGATCGGTCGGGATGTTATCATCGGTGAATAGATTGGTCGTCGAAAGTATATCCGTTGGAGTTGATAGCGAGAAACTCAACGTCTTCTCTGCTTCGACATAAACGATGGAGTCCTCCACGACGTAACCAGAATATTCCAAAACAGCGTTTAGGTAAATCTTGGCTTCGAATTTCTTGTCGGTGGCAACCGAGTGTGAATCCGTGCCGAACAAAGCATTATAAAGGTATGAACCAGTCTCGCAGAGGACGATATTGCTCTCACCAGGCATGAATAGGGATTCGTCCATATTCAGTTCCCATTTCGCCTTGCCATGATTCTTGATGTCAACGTGGTTCGCGACAGCATCATCTGTTGAGTTCGTCCCTTCCTCGTTGACGGTAAAGACGATCTTGAGTTGCCAGTTATCCCCGGTGGGAACTGAATTTTGGTTGAGCGTCTCCTCAGGGAAGACGAGGGTATGTATATGGGGATTAGCCACGATAGCGACTCGTTATCCTTTGTTCCTTCTCAACAACGAGCTGGATGTCG